AACCAGAACACCATCACCACGAACCATCCATATTGTATTTAAAGGCTCTTGTTGAAAGCATAGTGAAATTATTTGTCCACGCGTAATGTGTTCCGCCGTAAGGGTTATATCGCGCGGTTTTAATTGATCTGCTTCGAAAGAATAAATCAAATCATGCAGCCTGCGCCGTGATCTTTGCAAGAAAACCACGCCTGATTCTGCCCCGAAAGGCTGGACATAAGAAGAACCAATACTTGATATATTATCTTCTTTAATATTGTTCGGGGTAAGAACTTCGTTTGTTTCAGAGGAACGCACAATCCATTCCGCTGTCTTTGTGCCAATCACTAATCCCTTTTCATCGCCACGCGCCCATACAATGCTATTGATTGTCCCAGATTGCAAAACCCCTGTAATGCCTGCATCGTCCGTTACTGTGCCGTCTCTATCACTTGGCGCACAAAATATCTTTGTATCAGAATAACCACCTGATCTTGAAAGCGTGTATGTATCAGGATAGGCTCTTACTCCAGCAAGGAAAAGCCTGTTTTGAATAAATGAAACAACAGTAGGGTAACCATTTGTTTCGCAGAACAATCCTAAACGCCATCTTTTAGTTGCTCCATGCGGTGAAGCTGCCTCCCCTTTTATTAAAGCAGTTACAACAGTCGTACTTGTAAAAGCCGTTATCTCTAGCCATGTCCAATTTGTGCCGTCATAATACCTAATTAAACGCCCCACATCAGTTGATTTGAACCCAGTGCCGCCATTTATACCAACAATGGAACTTGCTGTAACTGTAACCGAACCAGAACCAGAACTTAATGCAATGGTTGTGTTTGTATCGTTTTCATCAAGATAATGTCCATCATCAAACAAGATTGTATTTAACGTCCAATTCGTATCGGACAATCTAGCAAGGGCGCGAAGTTGATAGTCGCCATGCGCGATATATAGAACATCCGCGCTTTGTGAAGTTTGGAATTTCTTAAGTTTATTATTCACGCCACTGGAATAAACAAGGTCAGAATTTGAGTAAGGATTTGAAACCTGATACACTTCCGCAACAGTGCCACCGCTTACATAGGCAGTGTATCCAGTACCATTCACATTAACGCCGTCAGTGTCATGTAATTCAAAAGTATTCGCCGCTGCATTGACGTTTGATACTTTAAAAAACCTATTGTTTATTTGCGTCATGCCAACAACGCCATTTATAAAAACTTCATCGCCATTGCTATATGTATCCGAACCTGAATAAGTTATAACAACAGGATTCGCCGCCGTTGCCGCTGTGATATTCTGCGCTGCTAAAGTTATGATTGAATTGTTTTTGTAAAACCTAAAATACCCAGCACCCATTTCTATGACGTAATAACTATCATCGCCTGCATCAAAAGGGATTAAAAGCGTGTTTTGTGCGCTGTTCTTGACTTCTTTCACAAAATACGTCCCACCTCTGCGCGTAACAGCCCCTTGTTTTAAAACCAAAAGATTTCTCAATCTAGCGCAAGAGGATGAAAACTTTTCAAGGTCGATATGTCCAGCCATCAAAGGAGACCATTCACCAGCTGTAAAATTGGTTTGCATCGGTGAGGATTTAGCCATATCTTAAACCAATCTTATAAAAGGGTCGTAAGCATATCTTGATTCCACCCATTCGCTTTCATTTAGAATTTGATTGGGGTTTTGGATTATGTTGTTTGCATAAGCAGAACTTACAACTTCTTGCAATTCCGCGGCAATAATTTGTTTTTTTGTTGAGCTTTGTGTGATTGCCTCACAAGCGGATAAACCTAATTGCAAACCCAAAGCCTTGCAGAATATAGGATCAAAAACAGTTTCATCGGTTATCTTGGCGATATATTTAATATACAAAGGAGCGGCTTCGTTGCACAAAATCCCCCCTGCCTCAATAGAGTAATCCATGACATTATCTTTGATATATAACAATGATAGAAAATCGGACGGCAAAGGAAATGCTTTAGAATATCCCCAAGCTGGAGCAGATAGGCTTGCAGGGATAGCGGCTCTCTTTATAGAGAAATTCCAAGGGTAATTGCAAAGCATGGCATCTCTCGTAATGCTGTATAATTCAGACATAACACGCGTTGGCTTGGAATTATCAGTATCAACATTTGACACCCTTTCTTCACCAAGCGCGATTAAGCCAAAATTAACAATATCCGTTTTAGATGCCATGTTTTAGACTTTCTTAGAAAACAGCAACAACATCAAATAAAACTGTTCCTGCGGTTGTTGTTCCAGTCGCTGTAGTGATAGACAAGAACAGATCACCATAAGATGGAGCGGCAGATAATCCTGCCAACTGCCACAAAGGTTGATTGGCTGTATCAATGTTTTTCACGTTGTAGCGATAATCTGTTAATGCAACAGCTGCCGTGTTTACGTTAATGTTTGACGCGAACGCCGCTGCCGCAACAACTGTGTAAGTCCCATCAGCGTTCTTTCTATGAACACCAATAGAAATAGTACCAGCCGAACCTAGGTCATCACAAGCCATAGAAATACGCTTTAGAACCGCTGTAGCAGGAAAGCGTAAGACAATAGCGTCATCACCATCGGCTGTGTCTGCTAATTCAAACACCTCTGTAAAAGAACGCGCATATGCACCAAGATCATTTGCGCGATCAGGAACATAAGGCGTTGCGTCTGCATTTGTAATAGAACTGCTTTTGAATGTAGGCATAATAAAAACTCCTTTTAAAATTATTCAACAACTTGGATTTCAACACATTTTTTTTCTTCAATGCGTGTAAATCCCATTTCCATAGATGCCTCTGCATAAGCAGGGTTACCAGCTAAATCAGCGCGGCGGCGTACGTCAGCACTAATTGGCTTCCATAAACCCATTCCCATACCTGATTTACACCACAACGGCAAACGGCGAACAGCTTGAGGATCAGCGTTTGTAGTCGTTGGCAAGCGGTTAGAAACAACAAAGTTAATTCCCAAATAACGGAAACTTGTTAAAGAACCATTGGAATTAAACATCGCAGAATTGTAATCAGCATTTGAGAATTTATCATCATTCATCAACGCCGTTACGCTTTTGGGGGTAATGCCGCAATAAACTTCTTCAAAATCAAGGTCGATATTGTGTCCGTTAAGAATTTCAATACCAGCCAAGATTTTAGCAACATTCAAAGCAGAATTGGACGCACCAATATCATCATCAACAACATTACTAGTCAAGAACGTAACAGCCGTTCCGCCTGTCTCACCTGTTTGTGATGTGCCAAAAAACGCATTTAAAAACAAGTCGTCTTGGATTCGGTTTAATGACGCAACTGCGGTTTGAACATAAGCACTTGTGGGATCAATCGTCATTTTGTTTAGATCAATATCATCAAGAACTTTCCCCCAGTCATACATTTCAGGATACACCCAACGCCCATCAAGAGGGACATCAAGGTTAATAGCTGGCTGCGCTGACTGTGTACGGCGAACAGCTTGTGTTTCACCAATTTGGGAAGTGATGCGGCTAGATTTAGAACCAGCACAATTCTTTTGAACTGTGTAGGTTGCTAGTTTTGCCGTCTTTTGTTGTGATAGCATATCCAAGCTATCTTGAAAGTCGATAGTACGTAACTTTAAAATTTGGTCGTCAGACATAAGGATACCTCAAAATAAATAGGTTAAACGATAAATAAATGCCGCTTATCCTCTTTATTGAGGGGCTTTGCTATGTAGTAAAAAAATACAGGGGCGCAAAGCCTTGTCCGTATGGTATAATAATACCATATAATTTTTTAGAAAGCAATAAGGCTATTGTATTTTTCTATCTTGAGTCTATCGGCATTTTTCTTGCCTTCATTGTATTCTTTCAATCGGGCTGGATCTGATTTAATATCTTCCATTAACCTAGTCTTTTCATAGATAGCTTGCTCTTTTGTCATGCCATAAGTCGCGCCGCCGCCTGCATGAGGCACTGTGTCATCCTTGATAGAATAACCAGCATTACCAAACAGTTTAAGCATCGCCTTTGTGCCGATAACCTCCTCAATCTTTGTTAATGTTTCTTCTTTGTTTAAGCCATCAGGAAGATTTTTATTGATGAAACGCCGCGCTAATTCCGTGCGTTCTTCGTAAGATTGACCCCATTCTCTTTTTAAGTCGCTAAGGTCTGCTTCTTGCTGTAGCTTTAAATCATTGGCATAGGCTTCGTAAGATTTCTGTGTGTATTCAACATCCGCTTTAAACAATGCGTCTAATTGCTTTTGCGTGATCCCAACACTATGCGCGATTTGTTTTACTGTATTGACGCGCTCTTGATCTACATTAAAGCCCTCGGGAGCGTCCAGCTTGTAGCCATCAACTGTTTCAGGTCGCCCAAGTTTCGCATAAACTTCATCTAAAACATATTCGCCATTTTCATTTTTTGGCAATTTTAGAATGTCGTTTTTGTCTGCTCCCTGAAATTTTTCAAGA